GATATAGATGAAGAAATTGACTTAGACGAAATCCTAAGAGAAATGGGATATGGTGATAAGGATGTTTCTGAAGAAGTTTCTGAAGAAGAAGAAGAAAAGGTTGAAGAAACTAACGAACTTGAAGAAGTAACTGCTGAATTAAACGAAGCAATGAGTACTATCAAGGAACTTAAATCTACAATCAATGAAGTAAACTTGTTAAACGCAAAATTACTTTATACAAACAAATTGTTCAGAGCTTATGACTTAAACAATGACCAAAAACATAAAGTTGTTGAGACATTAGACAGAACAGGTAATGTAAGAGAAGTTAAACTTGTATTCAGTACATTAGCTGAATCATTTAAGATTAACGGAACTGCAAAAAAACAAAAAGTTAGTAAGAAAATAACTGAATCATTCGCATCTAAACCAGTTGCAAGTACTGCTCCCTCTAAGGAAGTAATTACTGAATCAACTAATACGATGGCAGATAGATTTAAAAAACTTGCTAATATTAACTAATTTTAACCCAAAAAAAAGGAAAAATAAAAATGGCAAATTTTGATTTATCTAAATTGATGGAAGGAAAGAACCCACAATCAGTAATGCTTGCAGAGACAAGAGAACTGAAAGGAAAATGGGAACAAACTGGACTTCTTGAAGGTTTAGGAGAGAGAGAACAATCACAGATTTCTGTATTGTTAGAAAACCAAGCAAAACAATTGCTTGATGAAGCTACTGCAACCGGTACTGGTGGTGGTAACGAAGAATGGAGTGGGGTAGCCCTTCCATTAGTAAGAAGAATCTTCGGTGAAATTGCATCGAAAGAATTCGTTAGTGTACAACCAATGAACTTACCATCTGGACTAATCTTTTATCTAGATTTTAAATATGGTACGGCTCAAGCAGGAAACCCTGCATTTAGTGGAAAATCACTTTTCGGTGGTGATGGTACGGACTTAGGTTCTACTAACGTTGCTGAAAATGGTTTATATGGTGAAGGTAGATTTGGATATACTGTAAATGACCAATCAGGTACAATTGCTGTTGCAGACGTAACATTTGCATCTGCATCATGGGCTGAAGTAAATTATGATTCTTCATTATCAGCTTCAGTTGCTGCAAATGAACTTCAAAAAATTTCATTTACTTTAGATACAACTACACCTGAATTAACAAGACCTGATTTAGATGCTGTAAGAAGTTTCTTCATATCTTCATCTGATTTCAGTGCTGCTGATGCATTTTATCCAGCACATTCATCTGTAAGTGGAACATCTTACATCTTCTTCGCAAAATGTGGAGATGGAGCTGTAAAAGCTGATGATATACTTGTTAAGTATTCACAACAACCAATCGCTGCAAACAGAGGAGACTTCGAAGATAGTTCTCCATCTGAACCTGCAACTGATATAGGAATTCCAGAAGTTGACCTTGAATTGAAGTCTGAAGCAATCGTTGCTAAGACAAGAAAATTAAAGGCAGTATGGACTCCTGAACTTGCTCAAGACCTTAACGCATACCACTCAATTGATGCAGAAGCTGAATTAACTTCTATGTTATCTGAGTACATCTCATTAGAGATTGACTTAGAAATCTTAGATATGTTAAAAGCTAACGCTTTAACAACTGAGTACTGGTCTGTAACTTTAGGTGAAGAGTATAATGGTTCATCTTGGGTAGCTGGAAGTAATTCTGCTGCTTATACTAAAAATTCTTGGTTCCAAACATTTGGTGCTAAGTTAAATAAAGTATCTAACAAGATTCACCAATTAACTTTAAGAGGTGGAGCTAACTTTGTTGTTGCTTCTCCTGATGTATGTACAATTTTAGAATCTATTCCAGGATTCGCAGTATCAGCTGATAAAGATGCTTCATCTTTCGCTGCTGGTGTAACTGCTGTTGGTTCACTTTCTAATAGATACACAGTTTACAAAAACCCTTACATGACTTCAAACGAAGTATTGTTAGGATTTAAAGGAAGTAATTTCCTTGAAACTGGAGCTGTTTATGCACCGTATGTACCATTAATCATGACACCACTTGTATATGACCCAACTAACTTTACTCCTCGTAGAGGTGTAATGACTAGATACGCTAAGAAAATGGTAAGACCAGAATTCTATGGTAAAATCTATGTTAAAGATTTAAACTTAGTATAATCTAAATTTTAATCTTAGTAAATAGGTCATTACAATTGTAATGATAGAATTAAGAGGGATTCCGAAAGGTTTCCCTCTTTTTTTTTATTTTATACTCTCCTTTTTAAATAATTTATATTTATAAGAGTATAATTGTATAAGTAGGGAGAAAATAATATGTCACAGGCTAGAATTTGGACAGGTTCAGCAACCTTTACCTCAGGTTCATCTACTCCATTTGGAATCTATGATGGAAATTCAGTATTTCAATCAGATGCACCAAAAGTTGCATCATGGTGTGCAAAACGATTAGGATATCCAATAATTGATATCGAACTAGAAGGAGAAAACTTTTTTGCAGTATTTGAAGAAGCAGTTTCTGAGTATTCTTCACAAGTAAATCAATTTAATATAAGAAATAACCTAGGTTCACTTGAAGGACAATCAACAGGTTCTAATTATCAAGGACAATCAGTAGTAGGTTCGGAACTAAATACTATAGCAACAATAGCAGAATCATATGGTAACTTTGCAAACGTTGGTGGTAGAACTGATATCAAAAAAGGTTCAATAGATGTAACTACTAATTCACAAGAATATGATTTACAATCTCTTTGGGGTTCTGTATCTGAAAGTGGTGAACGAATTGATGTAACCAAAGTATTTTATGAAACAACACCAGCCATATCAAGATTCTTTGACCCATACTCTGTAAGTGGACAGGGAACTCTAAACTTAATTGATGAATTTGGATTTGGTTCATTCTCTCCAGCGGCACAATTTATACTAATGCCCATTTACGAGGATATGTTAAGAATTCAACAAATAGAATTCAATGACCAAATGAGAAAATCGGCTCATTCATTCAATATAGTAAATAATAAAATAACTATTTTACCAAAACCAACTTCAAATTATAAACTTTGGTTCGAATATCAGGTTGTAAAAGATAGAAGAGAAAATTCTACTATTATAACTCCAAATGTAGTATCTGATTACTCAAATGTAGGATATAACTTTGCAGAGTATTCTAAAATCAATGATGTTGGTAAACAATGGATTAGAAAATATACACTTGCACTTGCAAAAGAGATGTTAGGTGCAGTTAGAGAAAAATATAGTACAATTCCAATACCAGGTTCAGAAGTTTCGTTAGATGGTTCTGCATTAAGAGCAGAAGCACAGAGTGAAAAGGATTTTCTTATAGAACAACTAAGAGAAAATTTAAATGAAGTAAGTAAAAAACAAAGAATGGAAAATGAAGCAGCAATGGTTGACCAACAACAAACTGTTATGAATAAAGTTCCATTAGCAATTTATATAGGATAACGTTATGCCGAAGTTTTTCAACGCAAAGGATTTGGATTTCATAAAAACTATTTCTGAGGAAGTAGTAGATTATGTAGTTGAACAAGCAGTAACCTTGTTCAAGGTATCTGTGGGTGAAACCAAAACAAATTTATACGGAGAATCTCTTGGTAAAGTATGGAGAGCACCTTCTACTATTATGGCAATTGTAGATAGAGAACCAATGAATGTAGTTTACGAAGGATTCGGACCAGATAAACAACAGGCAGTAGAATTTAGGTTTAATATTCAAAGATTACGAGAAACATCACACTCAGTTCCTAAAATTAGAGATGTAAATGGTACATTGATACCAACAGAAGCAATTCAAAACACCACAGTTGGTTATCCAGAGATTGGAGATGTAATATTGTTTGATGGTATCTATTATGAAATGGATAACATACGAGAAAATCAATTAATTGGTGGACAACCACAAATTTACGATAAAGAAACAAATACTTTCGAAGATTCTAGTAATACATTGATTGGTGTTGGATTTATGGTAAGAAGAAGTCAAATTCAAATAGATGAGAGGATATATAACTAATGGCAATAGACCCATTAAAAAATATAAAACCAAATAAAGCTCTTCAATACAAAAAAGAAAGTATTGAAAAAGGTAAGGGTGTAAAATTATATGATGTTGATTTAGCAATCGCAGAACATATGATTGATACTGTATTACCTACTGTTGAAATCTTCCAAGAGAAACAAAAGATACCAGTTGTGTATGGAAATCCTGAAAGATGGAAATCTGTTCAAAAAGATGGGTATTTAAGAGATAAAAAAGGAGTATTACAAATTCCATTGGTAATGTTTAAACGAAACTCTATTAATAGAGATGATGCATTATCAAATACAATGAATAGACACGTTTCTTATCCATCGGTATCGAAATATTCAAAAAAACATAGGTACGATAAGTTTTCAGCAATGACTGCAACACAAAAACCAGTTGAAGTATATGATGTTGTTATACCTGATTATGTAAATATAACATATGAGGTAATCATTTGGACTGATTTTACAGAACATATGAATAAAGTCGTAGAAGCATTCCAATATGCAACAGATGAGTATTGGGGAGATAAGGGTGGATTCAAATTTAGAGTAAAAATAGATTCTTTTGATAACACAACAGAAATAAGTGAAGGTTCTCAACGAATTGTTAGAACAAGCTTTACTATGGC